ATAGTATAGGATTCTGTTAGTTCTGAAATTCAATCTTCTCACCATTACCTACCCTTACTATTTCCCTCTTTAGGGTAGGTGTTATTTACATATACATCCATAAAAGTCACCACTACCATCTTTCATAACATGTACATTAAACGGTGGTTCGTGATACGTGGTTAAATGTAAACGTAGTATGTCACATAAATCAAAACAATCTACCTTACTTAATAGTTCAATCCCCTTCATCATCTCTTTGGTTACTTCTACTAGATGATAAACTCCGTCGCTCAATAGTATTAAGTCCATTTACGTATTCCTTTACTTTTTTATACCACAAATCTTTATACTTCTTATCTTTTGTTTCGTGGTAAAGGTTTGCTATTATATCTAATTCCTTTGATGAACTCATTGTTTCTTGTCCCCCACAGTAAAACATTTTTTAATCCTGGTGCTTTGATATTCATATCCACACCAAAAGATTTCCAAGCTTTCTTTATAATATTTAGTTCTAGTAAAAGATTGGCCCATTGTCCTTGGTTCGTAACGTTTACTTTAATTGTAATTGTTTTTTCTTTCATGTTTTCAATCTACTATTCTCTCTAATTGTAGCAAGGATTGTTTGTAGGTATCCAACACCCTTTCATGATCAGTAAAATATTGATGAATATTTTGTCCGTCCCATTCTCTTTTCTTAATAATTTTATTAAAACTTTCTATTAAAGCGTCCTCAGATACTTTAATAATATTATAGGTCAAGTCTTCATAACAATTGCCTATTTTTTTAACTTGATTTATTTGTTTCATATCAGAATGAAGTTTTCGTTCTAAGTCTATTTCCATATCTAAACGTAAATCTATAAGATTTAAAACTTCTTTTACTTCCTTCAAAGACTTACGACCAAAGCCAGGGATTCTAAGTAATTCTCCTTCTGACATTAAAACCAGATCACCTATTGTTTTTATTTCGGGTTTATGAATTTTTAGTGCATTAATAACTCTTATGCCTAGTTCTAATTCTTCTATCTGTTTATCTAGTATATTCATTTTTTCTCCTGTATTTATTTCTAAAAAGATACTAGGATATTAAATGATAGTTGTCAACCCTTACCTTGGCCCTTGTAACGACGTTGTCTTTTCTGTCTTTTTTCGTGTTTATTTTTATTTTTCTTATGTTGACGAGCACCTCTCTTCTTAGGCTTGTCCCTTACAATATGATCTTTAAATTTTTTAGCCATCTTTCCATTCTTTTACAAAAGGATCTGCACCTGTAGGTTTAGTAATGTGAGGTAGGTAAACTATTTTACCATTTACATGTTGTTGTAGATCAGTTCCACAATTTAAACATCTATATATTTCATGAGATAATCCAACTAACATAGTAATTTCATCACATGTTGGACATTGTCCATTAACAATCTCTGCTGATACTTTCATTACTCTAATATTAGCTTTTTTATTGAGAAAGATCCATCTATATTTTTCTCGAGCTCAACCATCGATTTTATGCATTGGTACTTTATATGCGATTTAGCTTCACGTCTAGCTGTACGTGCCCCTTTGAGACATTCAGACATCGATGTTTGCAGACGTGCTTCCTTGATCTCTCCATGTACAATCATAAGTAAAGCTATAGCTAACTCTGTCATTAATGAGCTCCGTTACCGTTTTGTCTAACTTTATCTTTTAAAACTTCTACATCTTCTAAAAGTTTTTCAGTTTGTTTTTGTATAAACTGTATGTTTACTTTGTTGTGCATCATGTCTTCAATTCTTGTTTCAATCTGCTCGACAGACTTGTACAAATCCTCCAATAAAAAATGTTGCTCCTGGTCCACGGGCACTTGTTCAGATTTTTTTAACAAATCATTTTCAAATAATTCTCTTGATGTCTCTAACGATACTAACCTCGAGGTCAGCTCTGTATAAGCGAAGACACCCATTGCTACGAGCACGATCAGGCTAGCAACCGTCTTCATCGGCATCTGCACGGCAGCCGATTCCGATATGTTGAGTGGTTTATTGGACACTAGGACCTCCACATAAAGCCAAAGTAACTAACATTACTATTAGCAAGCCTGTAAAGTAATAGTTCATCCTTTGACACTCCATAATTATCTAGTCCAAAAAAATATTCTTCTCCACCAAGGTGTAGGGTGAATACAAGTAATACAACCACAACCACCTTCTTCAGGTAGTCCTGGACACTTATCACCACAATGGCAGTTGTGTTCACATTCAATACAAATCATTTCTTCTCCTCAATATCATAAAACATTTTATCAGAATCCTCAGTTACCCAATCAGATCCTTCACAGTCCCAGTACGTAGTTTGTACGCTATAGTCGGGCCAATCATTATCTGTTGTATAACTATTCACATGCCAAATAATTCTGTTGTTTGGCTGCGCTGCATAATTACCGTTTTTCAACGCTAATATGTGTGCACACTTGTGCTCTTGCGGAATTTCTGAATGTTCCGTGTTCAGTATATTAGTCTCTGGATGAGCCCAGTCAATAGTAAATAAGTATTGACCTTCGTAAAATTTTTTATCTTTACCTAAGTACTTACCGTCTATACCAGCCAACCAATCAAAACAATGGACACTAGGATAATAACTAAAGCAGTTCCACAGTTCGAGTTGATCCACTCGCATATCAGGCACGTCTTTTCTTTCAAATTCTTTTTGAAAGAATGCTGAAATAGGTAGTCTATAAAAGACCGCACCATTTGGTAGCATGCAATGAAATAAGATTGCACGACCTGAAATAGAGCTAAGACCAAAGATAACACAGTCACTAGACTGTCCTTTATTTTTTTTAAGATCATAGAGATACTCCCTTCTTATTTTACAATAAATCGGCGGTATATTAGCATTTAAATAAGCCATAGTACATTACTTTATTTCACCCCAGTTTGGACCATATTCATCGTCCACTTTGTTTGGAACTTCTAGATCCACAGCGTGAATCATAACATCTTTTATTTTATCAGCTTGCTGTTGTGATTCAATAGAAAAGTCTAACTCATCATGTACTTGTATGTGAGCCAAGATTCCTTCTTTATGAAGTTTGACCATAGCTTGTTTAGTCATATCGGCTGCACTACCTTGAATTAATTTATTCAAAGACTTGTAAGTAAATGCTCTACGGTGACCATTGTTGTGCCAATAGTTTTTTTTCTTTTGTTTTTTATCATCTAAAATAAATTCACCATCATCATCTTTTAACCACTCACCCATGTTTTGAAGTTGAAGCATTCTCTCTTCATCTTCTGCTGGCACATACTTACCCCAATCTGTACCTTTTAAGATAGGTTCGTATTTTGGAAAACGACAACGTCTACCTAGTAATGTTTTTATCTGACCTTTATCTTCTGCAGCACCCATGGCTTTGTTCATTAGTTGTTTTACAAATGGAACTTTACTATGATACTTATCAAATAGTTCATCAGCTTTTTCTTTACTAACACCTAGCTCTGCTTGAAGTTTTGCTTTACCCATACCATAAAATAATCCAAGATTAATTGTTTTTGCTTCTGTTCTAGGTATCTCAGCCATCTCAGCAACTATTTTGTGAAAGTCTGTTGATGGATCTGAATCATATGAATCTGCAATTGTATTTACAGATGGTAATTCATAACGTAATGCATAGTGTGCAACCAACCTTGGTTCCTGTTGCGAGTAATCAAAACAACCCCACCTGCAGTTTTCTTCTGGTATAAATAAAGATCTAATCATGGGGCCTGTTACTGGATCCCTGGCTGGTATCTGTTGCAAGTTAGGATTAGAATAACTAAACCTTCCAGTTACTGTACCACCATCGTCAGAACGAATCTGATTAATACCTGCATGTATTCTACCACAGTGTTCATGATCAATAATGGTATCAATAAAAGTTGTTCTAACCTTGTTTATTTTTCTAGCTTCTGCTATCATCTGAACTACAGGATGTTTATGATTTGTAATAAAGTTTTTAGTGAAAGAAGGTGTTTTTGTTTTTGAAGTTAGTTCATATTTTAAATTCAAGTTGTCAAAAGCTTTGGCAATACTTGCTGCTGCCCATAATTGAACTTCTTGGTTACATTCTTTTTTTATTTGTAGGAGTAACATTTCTTCTTGCACTGCTAATTGTTGCTTCAATTTATGAGCTTTTTCAACGTCCACTCTCACCCCAAGAAATCGCATATCGACCAGGCAAGGAAAAAGATCCGTTTCAAGATTAAAAACATTTTGTAATTTTTGCTCTTCAATTATCTTTTTAAAATATTGCCACAGTTCTAAAGTAAGTTCAGCGTCCGCTTCAGCATACTCTCCAACTTCCATAGCGGGTAATCTCCACATATCAGCTTTAGGATCTAATCCTCTTGACTTTGCAGCTTGAATTAATTTTGTTTCGTTCTTACCTTTTTTTAAGAAAGCCCAAGACAAAGTATTTAGTGTATAAGAGAATCTATTTTCATCTATAAGACTAGCTGCAATCATAGTATCTGTGATTAAACCATTGATTTTTATACCTAATTTACGTATCCAACATACGTCATACATAGCATTATGAAATATTTTTTTTGCAGGTAAGGCACACACATCTGTAAACCAATCTAAAACTTGTTTACGATCCATGTTAGGTCCTTCTTCGTGAGCAATTGGATAATAAGCTTTCCATCCTTCAACAGCTACAGCTACACCTACAATTTCTCCTACACCTATGATTGATCCTGATCCAAGTTTCTTTAAGTTTGGATCACGTGTCTCTAAGTCAATCGCTATCTCATCATGCTTAGATAGATCTGGAAATTCTTTTGGTTGTAACCATTCTGTTTGTGGTAATATCATTTCTTTTTACCCATGTCTTTCATTGTTTTAATTTCTAATTCACAGTAATGAATTATTTTCTCAAGATCTTGTATGCCTGCTTTATTTTTGTATCGACACACATACTTTATAACATTGCCTTGAAAAAAAGAAAGGTCATTCTTTGATATAAATTCATATGGTTGAATATGAAATTTTTTATAATGTGATCCTCCAATTTGCTTTTCTTGTGGCCCTTTAACACTTTCAAATATACTATTGTCTGTCATAGTTTGTATCCCTTCCTCTGCATTTTTGCTTTTAGTTTATATAGATTATTTTTTGCACGAGTGACTGCTACGTACCAAACTCTATGTTCTTCATCCTCTTTGTCTTGACTTTTCTTTATTGCTTTTAATATCTTGTCTCCTAAATCTAAAGATAAAATAACATTGTCTTGTTCACCACCTTTAATCGCATGAATAGTTGATGTCCAAATTCTTGCAGGTTTACTTAAATCTTCTCCTGCTTCAATTAAATTTAAAAGATAATCTTTGTCTTCTTGTTCTATATTTTGAAAAGCTTCATACCAATCTTTTTTTAAATCAAATTCTTCTGTGCCTGTGTATTCTTTAATATCTTTAATATCTTTTTCTTCTAGTTTAATATCTTGTTGTAATAGTTCATAGTTTTTAATTGCTTTGTATGCCCGAACCCTGACGCTTTTTCCTCGATTACTTTCAAAATACAAATTCTTTTTCTTCAACTGTTCTTCTATCTTCAATAGTCTTGATACTGTTCTAGTTAATATTAACCATTTACCCTCACTTAAATCTACTTGGTCCAGGTTAGCAATCTCTTCACAGTTACCATCAAAGTTTCTCGGATAATATTTCTTTTCTTTTCTATTACCCACAATGTTTTCTATACACATTTGTGATTGTTCTTGTATGGTTTTTGATATTCTTCTAGACTTGTGTAATACTTTTTCTTTTGCAGGTTCATCAATAAATCTATTTACATCAGCTCCAGCCCAGGCAAAGATAGCCTGATCATCATCTCCTGCAAGATAAATATCTTTACTTTTTTCTTTTAGC